ACATAAGAGAGCTTAATACACTATATAGTTAGCTACCCCTAGGCTATACCTTAGTAACTACCTTAGAGTCACTAGCGGGGGCCTCCCTATTCTTTAAGTGTGAGGGATTGTACCTTAACTCGGTATCTTCCGAGTTCTATTTAAACCTACTTCAAAACTTACTTCTTTAAGAAGCATATTTCCATAATCTGTCCAGCCTTCCTTTTCAAGTATCTTGTTAAAACACTTAGGCGTGTGAGGACACGGTGTTGTTATTGCAAGAGATACACCTCTTTGTTGAGAAGCTGCTTTGGTCAGACTTTCATGAGCTACCCTTAAAGCTGTCACTGCTGCATAACCTTCTAGCTTGCAATGGTAGAAGTCTAACTGTAATGCAGTCTTCTTACTATAGTAAGCAGGACGTGTTATGTTGGCAGAAATCCAGCCTACTATCTCACCATTGTGTTCTAGGACTCTAAAGAATGTGCCACTGGCTAACTTACCTAAAGACACTGCTACAGTTTTCCAATCAACACCGAACTCTGGAACAATAAAGTCAAGGCTTGTACTTGTGGATATATCTAAGCAAGTCTTTAACTCTGCACTAGATTTTAATCTACGGGCTATCATTGTATCACCAAGCCTAATACAAATGCGTACTCACCTGCAACAGAGCTACGGAGTTTAAGTGAAACTACTGTATCTGTTGTTAGTGTTATTGAAGGTATGTTCACACCGACTGGAACACCTAATTGTGTTACTGTTGCAAGAATGGCCCCAGATGACTCTAATGTAAGTATGGCTGATACATCTACTTCCGCACAACCTAGTACAGCAGATATATTAGAATAGACCCCCGCTGGAAGTTCAAACATAGTAATCACATAGGGTGTTGTACCTAGAGCGTGAGCGTTTACAGGTACAATGATAGGATTGGCAAGATAGTTTGAGAGTGTGGCTGTGATAGTAGCTTCCACAGGCAAACTTAACCTATTAAGGGAATCTACTGACCGCACTTTTATAAGGACAGATGAAGGCTTTGTTCCAAAATCTTCCAGAAGCTGTGCATCTGTATAGGTCACAGTAACCCTGCTAGTTACCAATGTTCTTACCACCAAACCTAGCTTTATAATATCAATTGAATACTTGATTGCCCCTATTGCAGCAACCCAGCTTATAGTTGAACCTAAACTTCCTGTAACGCTGGTAGGTGGAAGTAGTGGTGTGTTACTTGCCCCTGTCTCTGGTGAGTAAGAGCTTATTATTGTACCTGTAGATGCAACTGAAAGGTCAGTAGTAGTTAACACAGAACCATCAAGTAGGTAGGTGTAGAGAATACCTGTTGTCCACACAGCAGAAGAAGCTGGATGTGATGTGGTACCTTCCGCAGAGAGTGTAGTAAATGAATCCCAGCTTACAGTAGAACCAACAACTGTTGTCGTAAAGTTAACAGCAATAGGCGGATAGGTTGCTAAAGGTTGTATCACAGGAGGTGCTTCGGAATACTTAGTAGACCACGCTAACATAGACGGGTCAAATCTCTCAGCGTCAATCTGAATATCACCTACAGGGGACATCTTGGCTGTACTTACCTTGAACACCATATCGGTAACACCTAAGGCTTCACTTGTTAAGACGAAGTAGTCGGCAGGCTCTAGGATGAACTCTCTTGGAGCGTATGTCAGTGTGAGGTGCACAGTAGACCTGCTGGTTCTCACAGCTTCTTCTGCAATAGCCAAAGCATGGTACCTATCCACTGTACCGTCTGCTGAAATCTCAGATTCTAATTGAAGGCCTCCGTCCTCAGCTAAGTATGTGTTATACAAAGCAGTCTGGTCAAACTTGTCTGGCCATGATACACTGTTCTCTTTAAAGTCAAGGTCTTCGTCCATAAACTTAACTGTACAGAAGTTAAGTCTTTCACTGCTTGTAGGCCAGGCTAAGCTCAAAGGTTCGCCTAAGATTATATCATCGTCTGTAATAATTGTAGAAGTAACAGGACCTGGAAGGTTAACTGGATATTGGAGCTTAAGTTTGTAAATACCACCTGACCACACAAGCCTTGCATCCCCCATAGTACCTAAGATTGTCTCTATGTTATCTCTGATAGGTCTACTTGTGTCAATTACAAGATTACATTCATATAGAGGCAAGTCACGGGTGTATCTTGTTATTGCACCAGGAGAGAAAGGGTCTAATGGTTGGTTCATTCTACCTTTTATAGTAACACCTGTCTGTACAATAGTGTCACATATCAAGGCGGTTTCTTCAAATGAAATCAAGTTTATATCTTCTGGATGTACGCCTCTTCCAGATTCATTATCTAATAAGTAATCTAGGAGGCACCATGCAGGGTTGTTTGTGTAGACCTTGGCTGTTTGTAACACACCATCCACTACCTTGGATACAAGTCTCCCCTCTACAAAGAACTGTAAACTAGGAGTACCAGAGAATTGTACTGCATCAGATAATCTAAAGCAAGCAGCTGCATAAGCCATGCCATCAAATGTTGCACTAGAGCCGCCTGTATTTATGTCTGGAAAGTTAAGTTCAAAAGGCCAAGCTGTACCGTAGCCATAGTAGACATCCACCATTAGTGCAGCGTTAGGTTCAAATCTTCCAAACGTGTCTAACTCGTCTTTGATAGTACCGTACTTAGCCTCTCTTGGACTGCCTCCATCATCAACAGACATATCAGCTACCCTGTGAATAGGGCCTACACAAAGAGCCTGTTGCATAAATAGGAATGTGTAAAACTTAAGGTCTAGCCAGTTGTCTAGCATAAGTCCTCCATAAGGGTAACCCCATGAGATACTTCTAGGTGCTAGCACACCTTCTGCATTATATTCAGAGACTGTATAAGAGCCTCCTTGGGTTGTGTGCATCACTGAATGAAAGGACTTACTTGCATTTACAGTGTAAAGCGAAGCGGGAACTCCAACACCCGCTCTCATCATATCAGATACATGGGTTCTTACTCGGATACCTCCGATAAGAGCTCTACCATACACAATAGGAAGGTACGCAGACTGGCCGTCTGTGACTACCTTATAGCCTTCTGTGCTTTGTGTTTGTGATGACGCTCCTTTTCTTTTGGGCTTCATCATGATAGATACAACTGTCATAGCAACTGAGACAACTGCAAGTATTAATGGAATAAACGGTATTACTGGTGGCATCTTATACTACCCCTTCGTCAGGTTTTGATTTACCCCAGTTAAGGGATGCTTGTACAGAACCTCTTGTTATAACATCACAGGAGGAGTCATTTGGGTTTCTTTTTCTAACTATATCTTTTGTTAGATATATAAACTTCTTCATTCCTAAGTCATTCACAGGGCTGGCTGCACCTATTACAAGAGCCTCTGCCTCTTCGGATATATCAAATCCGACACTATCTATAAGACCTTTATAGGCAACAATACTATAGCTTATAGGCAAGTCTGACGAAGGGTCTATAAACCACAATCTAACTTCTAACAACTTACCTACCAATCCTGTAGAGGATAAGTCTCCAGACAACAAGTTAGTGTTACCTACTGTGATTGAGAATAGTGACCTATCTACACTGCTGACTAACTGCACGTTATCAATCTTAAGTATAGGTAACTCATCGCTATATGCTACACCATCCAAGTTAATGGAGGAGTGATAAGTTGTACCTGCCCATATGTTAGTAGAGCTTCCTCTGTGCCATATTCTGGCTGTGTAAAAAGTCTCATCGGCACCTGCTGCTAGGATTGCCTTTAGTTCTTCTGGTAATGTTATCATATCGCCTCCACTAGTTTTATTGTCCCAACATCCATCAAGATACCATCTAGGTAAGACATCCCTGTTACTGTTCCTACATCCAAGAAGCAGCTCATGTGAACATCATTCTCAAAGTACATTAGTTCAGCTTGAGGTACATCTGCCCTTATTGGAGGAAACACTTGAATACTTCCAGGTTCTGTTGATGTCACAATATAGACTTTACCATGAGTAGTGAACATTATGTAACACCCTAAAGGTATGTTGCCAGGAACGGCTACAGTAGTTGCACCTGCAAGGGCAGCTAAGGTTAGTCCTTGAGGTCCTTGATTAGAAGGTACATTTCTGTACGGTTGAGGCATTCTTATACTCAAGGGTGTATGAAACCCACTGGTGATAAGATAAGCAGCTAATTCAGATGCACTTTCGATAAGAGGTTCTAAGTTAGTATCTATCTCCCAGCGGTGTGCAGACGCTCTTCTTATGTTTCTTACAAGACTCAATGTGTCTGATATAAATACAGGCACATTACTTCTTATTGTGATAGGGGTTACAAAGCTAGCTATAATATCCCCTGCGTTGTTTAGAATCCCATGTTTGTTCATAATGTATTTTAGGTTGAGTTAATTAAATAGTATAACGTAATTACCCGATACATCCAGCGCGTAATAAACACCATTACGCTTCCATCCGTAACCAACGGCGAAATGGTTAATCGAGTCATCAACCATAACTGCCTCGCGGGTAAATGTCTCTGTAGCTGTATCAAAAAACCACAGCCCTTCCGTATATAGCCCATAAGAAGAGCTAATAATTAAAAGACTGCCATCTATGCCTGCCGCACGAAAATGAGTAGTCACGCCCGATGATACTGGTATAGCAAAAAAAGTAATCATATCCGTAACCACATTGACGCGATAAAATCCGCCCCCACCATTTAGATAAATGTTATCGCCGATTATACCAATAATGCCGAATACGCTTTCTGGCATTATGAGATAACCAATTTGCACTAGATTTGCATCTAATTTTAGTAGCGATATACCTTGAGTTGCATAAGCCCAATAATGAACTCCATGCCCTATGATTTCGCCCTGAATATCGTAACGATAAAAGATGCCACCTGTTTGCGCCGCTATTTGTGTACCCGATAAATCTAGCTTATAGACTTTGCCATCACTCCCACCAACACCCGCCGTTCCCATTAATAAATAATCACCTACCCGTGACATTGTGCGTACTTGGTAAGCTAGGTGTATACTCTCTAACACCCGTCCAGCAGGGGTAATTTTTGTAAGGTAACTGTTGTAATAATCAACGCCTACCGCGAACCATAAGTTGTCACCATCCGCAGCCCCCAGAACAGCAAAATCATAAAGACCGTAGCGCGGCGTTATATATTCAAGTGTTGCTAGAGTTGTTAAGTTGACAATAGTAATAACTCTGCCTCTATTGTTATTGGCAATGTAAGCATAGTTAGTGGTCTCAGTTGCTTTGACAGGAGAATCTACATAAAACCTATCTAAAGTTGGTATAATGCGTGCCTTTGCAACATAACTAATACGTTCAACCAGTTTTACTGTACCAGTGTTCATCAGTATACCGTCTGTATACGAAGAGCCAGTTACTGTACCTGTGTCATAAAGGCAAGACATAACTACATCATCTTCAAAGTAAATAGAGCCTGACACATCTTTTAGCAGTGCAGGAAATACAGTAAGACCTCCACCTGGAAGATTACCTACAACCATGTAAACTTTACTATGATTGCTAAACTTAACAAAGCAACTAGCAGGGATAACACCTTCTGTATATACAGTGTAAGAACCTTTAAGGTATATACCTAGTAAAGCTTTAGGTCCTTGTATTGCAGAAGGTTGCCTGTAAGGTTGTGGCACTATTATCGATAGAGGTTTATACAAACCGTGCGTAACTAGGTGTACACCTAGATTTACTGCATCTTGCGTAAGAGGTTCTAGGTTAGCGTCTATCTCCCACCTCTGGGAGTTTAACTTCCGTACCTTCCTTTTGAGGCTTAAAGCATCTGACACTAACACAGGAACATTACTTCTTACTGAGAGAGGTGTTACAAATCTTGCTATAACTTCCCCTGCGTCATTTAAAATACCATACTTCTTCACTTGCAACTCCTTGGTGGCCTAGAGATAGGCCACCTTGTTGATTATTAACCGAAACCTTTCTCTCTATTATGTATGTTAACACCAGAAGCTATTATAGGCATCATCTTAAATATCTCTGACTTGGTCTGTCTTGATACATCTCCCACTACTTTCAAGTTGATTGTCTGTGAGTTGCTTATAGGAGAGTTACTTGCCGACTTACTTGATACAGCCTCTCTATAAGAAGACTGCACACCTGTTTTAGTGATTTGACCTCCTGTTGCTAAATGGTGTGTTCTACCGCTGTTGATAGCGTGGAGTAAACCTTGGTTTTCCATAGCATCTTTAGCATTTACTACGAACTCTCCAGTTGATAACATAGCTGGGACTGAGTCAGAGGTTCCTGTACCTGGACCTACTATTGGACCGCCTGCGGCCTTCTTTAATGCACCGTCTGCGAAGCTGCCTAGTGTATCTCCTGCCATCTTACCTAATTGTGGACTACCGAAGTAAGTACCTACGGCTGTTCCTACAAGACTGAGGCCAGTCTTTACTGCACCTCCTGTCTTACTACTTTTTCCACCTCCTGCTGAGTTGCCTATCAAGGTGTTAGTCTGCTGTATCAGGTTTGCTATTGTAGTGAGCATTTGTAATACAGAACTCCCTTGAGGTATAGCCGCAGGACCTGCTGAACCTCCTTTAGCAAACAGACTGCCTAGGCTTCCAGCAAGGCCTGATATCCCATTAATAGCTCCACTGCTAAGAGCCTCATTCGCTGTCATATCACCTATGTAGCTAGAACTTCCTGCACCTCCAGGTTTTAACACAGAATTTGTACCTGCTTGCAACCCTAGCATTTCATTATCTGTGCCAGTGTTTCCAGCATAATCCTTTAACAGTGTTGTTGAAGATAAAGCAGCAATACCTGCACTGGCTAAACCACCTAACATACCTCCTGTAGGATTCGTAGAGGAGACTGTACTTGGTCCACTGGCGCCTAATAGAGTGTTAGTCTGTTGCAACAACTTAGCTATCGACGCAAGAATACCTTCAACACTGCTTGTGTCTATCTCAATAGGTGCATTGGTATCTACACCTAAAGCCTTGTCACCCATGCCTCCGATACCTGAACCTAGTGCAACACCAGCCTCAGAGCTACCGAACCATCCACCTACTACACTTCCGATGGAACCAAAGATGTTACTAAAGACACCTGTAGAGGGACTGCCTTCACTGGATAAACCAAGGCCACCTTTACCAGATGTAATCGAACCAAGACCTTGCAAGGCAGTCTCTATTACAGAACCTTTGCCTGCAATAGTATTCATTAGACCATCTAACACATGGCTAAAGAATGTTGTCTTCATCTTATTGAGACCTTCTGTAGCAACCTCTTTAAACGATTTATCAGTAGTTGCGTAGTCCTGCAATGAAGAAGAGAACGTACCTAGGATGTTGCTGGAGAATGACTTACCTGCCGCTCTAGCTTCTGCCTCAGGGTCTTTACCTTCTGTGTCTAAGGTATTCTTAAGGTCTTCTTGCTTCTTTGTAAGCTGTATCTGTAAAGCTCTCTTCACCTTAGGGTCATTTGTGAGGTTCATCTTGTCTTTCAACTGACCAATACTCTTAACAAGACCTTCTGCGAATACACGTTCAGTTTCACTAAGAAGATTAATAGCCACAGAATCTGCTGACTCACCTATTCTGGCAAGACCTTCACCAAGTTTATCAACACCTAAACTTGCAACTAAGCCGTCTGTGAAGGCATCTACTTGAGCCTTGCCTGCTTCGGCTGTTATTGCCTTGATGTCAACTTGGTTCTGCACATCTTTTATTTGTGCTGCTACACCTGCTGCTGCTTCAAGAGACTTTGTACTAAGAGTCTTTAGGGATTCTTTATACATATCTAAGGAAGGTACCATTGCTGTTATATCTGCAATGAGAGTTGAGATTGAAGCACCTTTTATTGAAGCTAGTGTAATCTCAGCCTGTGTTCTGCTATCAGCTACCTTGTCTGTTGCAACCACAGCTTCTTGAGCCTTCGGTGGAACAACTTGGAGTGAAGGTTTGTATGTATCATCATTAGCCTGTGCTGGAATGACAGTATGAACTTTAGGCAACATCTCTTCCACTTGTTGTTTAACACTTGTAAAAGGTTCCTTTACTATTCTTGAAGCAAGTTCACCTCTGTTGTCCATTGCTTCACTTACAGCAAGCGGCCTTTCATAGTACTTAGACAAGACACGGCCAGCTCCTTTTGCTGAATCAGTTCTTCTTAGCCTATCACCAGCAGATTTCTCTGTGTTGTTCAGCTCCCAGTTTACAAACTGTAATTGCTTTATTAAAGAAGAACCTAATAAATCTTCACCAAACACCCTCTTAAAGTCTCTTTGCCTAGGCGGTTGCCATTGCCCTGCACCTATAGATGCTCCGCTATCACCTTTCTTTATGCCTGATATAATACTGTCTTTCAGTCCGCTTTCAGCTATAAGATTGGCAGTTATTCCAGCAGATTGGTTCTTAGTCCAACCCATCTCCATGAACTTAGTCATCACAGAGGATGTTCTTGAATCCGTAGAAGGGAGTGAGTCCTGAACCTTAACACCATTTACTGCTGCATTGGTTTCTACTGTTGCAGAATCTATACTTGTTGGAACCATCACCTTTGTGTTAGCATCTATACTCTTGAGTATTTCATTGGTGTCTGCCAGTGCAGTTTTGAACAAGCTATCTGGTACAGCTAAGTTAGGGATTTCACCAGTATTGCTAACATAACTGTCATTAGCTTCGACTTGATTATTCTTAGCTAAAGCTTTCTGGTAGAACCCTTCAAACTGCTCAGGTTTCATACCTATAGCAGAGTCAACTGTAAGGTTCGTACTAAAAGCTTTGTTGATTGCTTCAACCTTACCTGAATTAGTTGCGAAGTTGTCTTTGATATTCTTAGCTATCTTCTCAGACTTAGCCAACCAACCGTATATCTCTTGGAACCTTGAAGCATTGTCAGGGTCTTTTAGAGCCTCCTGTAAACGCTTGATGTTAGAATCAACCTTTAGCAGGCTATCAACTGCACCTTGCGACAACGAAGCCATCACACTAGAGGATGTTACACCAAACTCAGCTAAGGCTTTGCTTATCTTCTCTGGAGTATTGTGTATCGCTTGCATCATCACTTCAAACGCTATCTTCACATTGTCATCCTTACGCTTCATTAGTGTGTCAAATGTAGACTGTGATGCACTAGCATCTAGCTCACTCAGTTGTTTATCCACAAACATTGTTGACTGGCCTAGCGACATAAGTGTCTTGAACGAACTTGCGCTTATTCCTCGCAAGTCTTCCATTGCAACACCTGTAGCTGATAAAGTCTCCTGCAATGTCTTAGCTTTCTCGCTCACAGTGTTTAAGGCTCTTTCCATAGCACCTAACTGTTGATAGCCTCTAACAGTTGGTGCAGATTCAAGCTCTAGTTTCTTAGTTAGCATAGCTTTCTGCAAGCTATTATGTTTCTCTAATCCACCTGCTTTTGATAAAGCTTCGTTAGACGCTGGACTTACATCTAGCGTCAAGCTTCTTTGGTATTGTTCCGCAGCAGTTCCACCAGTGTAGGCTTGAAGTTTACCTTGTGTATCACTTACACGGTTTATAGAGCTTACTTCACCTTCTTTCGATACTATTTTAGCTCTTATGCCCTGAGCTTCTTTACCTGTTGCAGTTTCCAGACTAAGTTTCAGCTTAGCAAGGTCTTCACCCAACACCTTCATTCTTTTAAAGGCCTGAGGAGTTGCACCTAGTAAACTAGCAAGGCTTCCTCCAAACAAGTCCTTTAATCTCTTAGAAGGTTCCTCTAATCCTGCCAAGTGTTCCTTTAGAGAAGTTAGCGAACTAAACAACTCCACCTTCTTGCTGTCAGGTAACCCAATGTCTTTCAGTGATGTATTTATAGCAGTGATTTGTGTCAATGTCTTCACAGCGTCTGCCAGCTTAGCGGGGTTGTTCATCAAACTGTCTGAACCTGTTCCTCCAGTAAGTGCGTTGTAGGCTGTATATTTAGTTAAATCACTTCCAGTGCTCAAAGCTGTAGTCTGGCTTTGGTTTGTTCCAGCTTTATTTATAGCACCTAACTTTACATTGACATCCTTTTCAGATTCAACAGCCACCGCTACTGTCTTCAAACCTTCTGGTGTATTGTACTTAGAAAGGTTCTCTAACACCTGCCTGTTGGACTCTTTCTGTGTATAGAGGCCAACTAACTCCTTACGTTGTTCATCATTAAGACTCGGAAACAACTTAAGGCTTTCACCTAACAGCTCTTTAGTTGTCTTCGCTGCAACATTGAACGCATCTAAGTTAGCTTTAGCATTAGCTAATTCAAGAGTAACCTTCGCGTACTTATCTGAATCAATATCATTGAGTGGTACACTACTCATCTCTACAACAGCAGATGTCGCTTTAACTGCATCGCTTACTTGACTCTCTAACACCTTACTAAAGTCAGTGTCCAGTGACGCTAAGTCTTTCTTTACATTAAATATATCCCCTTTAACAAGCTCAGAAGCTAGAGTGCTTCCGATATCAATAGGAGCTTTGTCTAATGAAGGGATATCTATAAGACTTTTTGAATAATCTTTCATCTTATAGTAAGGGTCCATCGTAGGAGACCTTTCTCCACCGTTATTAAATGTGCCTACTACACTGTCCATAAGAGCAGGTTTAACACGTCTGTCAATACCGTTGTTTAGCTGAGCTCCTTGTGATAAGGGGGCGAATTTACCTGTACGCTCTGCAAACGTAAGAGGGTGTTCAGGTTTTAACGCTGCTGCTATAGAGTCTCCAGTCTCTTTTGCACTAGCTATAAATGAATCTAACATAAGACCTGCCTTGGCAGTATCAAACTTAGATAAAGAATTGCTAACAACTTCAACAAGATTGCTGTTTGGACGCTCTCTTGTCTTATCCCTGGAAGCCTCAGTGTAATCATTTGGGACAGCGTTTAATATATCTCTATAGGACTCTCTTGAGGCTTCCATTACGGCAAACCCCCTAGCGACTATCTTATCGTAGTTGCCTTTGGGAGAGTTATAAAAAAGACTTCCTTTATCTCTAGTTGCTTCTTTAAACTGAGCCTTAAAGTCGAACAGAGATGTGTACAGTGTTTCACTCTTAGCAATATCACCTAAAGTACCTTGGACAGGAGTAGTTTTAAATTCACCTCTTGAATCTAGTGGATTGTAGTTAGTAGCATACTTTGGTTTGATGTTGACAAAGTCTAGTACACTATCAGGTATCTTACTCAGTCCAAACGTAACAGGGTTGATATACTTGCTCAGTAGTTTATCTGAACCAGTTCTCAAGTCTGATAAGGACTTAGAAAGACCTCTGTAACCTTTCTGTGCTTCACCTCTTGCATCTGCGTCTGCAACTTCACGCTTAGTTGTAAGGTCAAGGTCGGACGCTCCACTTGCTGTTGTGACACTCTTTATCTTCTCAGATAGTGTACTGTTGTCTGTAGCGTTCTCTTTCATCGCTTGAGAGAAAGCATCAATCAACTCATTCTTAGGGAACAAGCTTTTAGCTGAAACTGTGAAAGACTCCACTAAAGCAGTAGGTCGTGACTCTAAAGTCTGGTCAGCAACTTTTGCAGCGTCAGTGTTCTTAAACACATCAGATGTTCTTCCAACATTAGACTTTAAGTCAGCAAGTGCACTCTGCAACCTTAAGACTTCTTGAGCTAATGGAATAAACCCTGCATAATCAGTTGTGTTCAACTCTACCTTTAAATCAGCAGCTAATCTTATAGATTGTCCAGCCAGTGAACCTTTATCCTCCTTAGCTCTTTCTAATGCAGCCTTAGCGAGAAGTGCAGCACTCTTAGCTAGTTCTTTATTGTAAGCCTCTACACTAAGTTTCATGTTGTTAAAGTAGTCAGGTTCTCCTAGCTTGTTCTTCATTGCACCTATTGTTGCAAAACTTGACCTAACTTTATCAAGTTGTACACTATATTCAACTAAACCTTTCTCATTGAAGCTGTCAAACTGAGAAGCTGTGATAGCCTCCATATTAACTGCCGCACCTTTGGCATTTATATCTTCAAACTGAGGAAGTGTAGGTGAGGCAATTACAGCATTATACGCAGCTCTATCTACCTTGTCTTGACCAAGCTTACGTTCAGCCCTTGGAGCATTAGGGGATATTGCATTGTAATCAATTTTAGCTTGCGACAAAGTATCTACACTAGCTGTCAACTCAATGGACTTTGCTTCACTGTAAGACTTTAACAGTCTCAAGTAATCCTCTGTAGCTCCAACGGACGGAGGTAAGATAGTTATCTGAAATGCAAGTAAGGAAGATTCACTAATCTTTGCTTTAATCTCAGCAACCTTAGCTGTTGCGCCTTCAAGAGAGGCATTCATATCTTGTGCCGCAGTGACTCTCTCGGATGTAGTGCGTAATACACGTCCTTTTATTTCATCAGCTTTAGCTAAGAGTACATCCAACTGTTTAATGTCCGCAGTAGATGCTGGGAACATATTAACTTTAGACTCATCTACAAGGTCTATCTTGAATGAATCTTTAAGCTTACCTAGTGTGTCCTTGAACCCTTTATCAAATACTGAGATGTTCTTTAAATCCTCAGCCTTTCTGTTAAGTTCATTAAGAAGTGGAAGGTTCTCTTCTAAAGCTTTTAAGTAGGCAACCTGAGCTTCATAGCCACCAGCGTCAGAGCGATGCTCATTAGCATAGGCTTTAGCGTCATAAATGCCAGCAACTAGCGTCTCTCTTTTAGTCTGGTCTTCAGGTCTAAGATAACTAGCGTTAGAGTTAGATAACTTAGCAATAGTTGACACTAATTGTGCACTTCCTAATTGACCTTTGCTAAGCTCTTTGTAACCCCATTCTCCAGCCGCTACAGTAAACTTGTCACTCCACACCTTTACTATGTGGTCTCCAGTCTTCTCCATGAAGCCTTTGCTATTATCAACCTTTATCTGCTCTATCTGTTTCTCGTTAAACCTCTTAGATGTGATAGGACCTATAGAACTGTCTTGCCCAAGCATACGTTGAAGAGCCGTCCAAGTATTGTTATTCACACTTGTCAGCTTGTCTCTACCATTGTCAGCAATATCAGCAATCGACATCCCTGCTGTGTTTGAGTTACGAGATAGTAAGTCTTCCACCATCTTAGTAGTCTTGGCTAACTCTGTTTCTTGCTCTGCTGTTAAAGAGCCTTGTTTCATTGCTAGTTTAACAAGAGAATCTAAGCTTCCTCTATGCTCTTTAGCTACATCTTCAAATGAGTTGAATTTCTCTTGACTCATTTTACCGAAGTCTATCTTCCTTAACTGTGCAGAGAAATCAACCCTTGTGTTGCCTACGTTCATCGGGCTTAGATTGTCACGCATTACACTCATACGACCACCTACTGTGGTTGCTTTCATATCCAGTATGCTACGAAGTCCATCCCAAACTTTGCCTATATTCATTGCGATTCCGTCTGAATCACCTTTCATAGACTGGTACACTACAGCTAGAACAGCCACACCTGCACCTATCATACCCCACTTAGCAACACCTTTTACAAAGGTCTGCACACCTGCTTGGAAAGCTCCCATAGGTGCTACTAAAGGTGTCGTATTAAGCACTGCCTTTCCTGCAGCATCTACAGCTAACCCTTTCATTCCAGCAGCTCCTGTAGCTGCCATCTTGGCTTTAGATGCCGCAGAGTATGGGTTTACATAGCTATTTACTTTACCTGCTAACCATAATGGAGACTTAGCTGCTATCCATGCAAGCTTTATAAACTCACCTAACAGTTTAGTGAGACTGCTAAAGAATCCAAGACCGTTTGTAGGAGCTCTCAACGCAAGATACATAACGCCGATAGCGGCAGTTACACCAGCTAAGATACCTATCAGTGTTGTAGCCGAAGATGACAATTCTCTGATAGATTCTCTCACTGTATCTGTAGAAGATATCTTAACTGCTAAGAAGATAGCCCCTATAGCAAGAGAAGCTCTGAACATTGTTACTTGTTTAAGAAGGTTCGCCCAGAAAGGTACTGTGAACATCCCTTTAGCAAATGAAGCTATTGAAACCTTCGCTGCACTCCCTAGACCAAGCATAGACTCACGCATGGCTCTTACACCTGCGTTGAAAGTTCCTGGCTGACTAGCTATATCTCTGGCTAACTGTGCATTTATTGATGCTACCTGCGCGATGTTTGATACACTTAACGGTCTTGCCACTAAAGCTTCTAACTTAGATCTAGCTTTTGTTAAAGACTCAATAGACCTTTGCTGTTTCTGGAACTCTGTAAATGAACTGAAGGGAGCAGCTCTCAGTGTACTTAGCTTTGAATTAACTCCAGCTAATGCAGAAGAGGCTCTAGGTTGGATATTTCCAGGAAGTACAGAGATAGCCCTTGCTGCCTCGTCTTTCAGCCTTTGAGTATTAGCTCTGAGGATAGTAGGTGTTACTCTTGTATTTTGAGCTTTCCATAAATCATACTGAGCTTTCAACAGAGCAACTCTGTCAACCTTAATAGGAGGCACTACGCTACGCACATCGTAATAAGACCTCCCATACCTTTCATACAATGCAGCTCTTTTATCCCTTATAGCTTGTCTCTGTTCTTTAGGTAATACTCTGTAGCCAGCTATGGGGGGGAGCGACGGTATTGATGTGTTAAGATTACCTTGGGCTATATCTTTTAAAGTTCTTAATACCTGTTTAGTAGGTGACGCTCTTGTCAGTAGACGCGCAGACATACCAGGGTAAATGGTTGCAGGAACATTAGCTATCATTTGTTTACCAAAGGATATATATTGCAGTCTCTCAGCAGCAAGTAAAGCTGGACTCTTGCCTAACAGTCCTTTCGATAGCCCAAGCTTATTATTGAGGATATTACCTTTTTGAGTATTGATAATAGATTGTGCAGATGAAGCCTTGGCAACATCTGTAAACACCATACCTTTTGAGTAAGCAGTTATAGCTTTAAATATAGAAGGTATTGCTAACATTGCAACACCTAACGCTACAAAACCTGATGTCAGTCCTTCTACCTCTGTCTTAGTCTCTCTGAGGTTATTATGCTTATCCCAGAATGACTCTTTTACAGCAGAAGCTCCCATCAAACCTAAAGATAGTATCAGACCTACAAAGCCAACCTTCAGTAAAGCCATCTTAGAAGCAAGCATAGACCATGTAGCACCTAGTTTTAAAGAAGATAAGTTCATGCTCATTAATCCAGCAGCTGCACTGTGGAAGAATTTAGTTCCTTTTTCTGCGGCTTCTCCTTTAAAGAAGTTAAAGTCGAACCCTGGTAATCCTTTTAGTAAAGTTCTCCCAGTCTTACTACCCATCTCTCTTGTACCTAACCTTTGACTAACATGCACTGCATCTGCACCAACCGAATTAAACTCTTGTAACAAAGCTTGGCGTATCTTGGCTGTACGCGCTAGGCGTTCAGGTGCATAATCTTTAAGTGCAGAACGCCTTGTTGCAAACGAGCTTCCCGGCACATAGGCGTTACCTACTCTCTGTTGGTCTCTTAAAAACTCTTTAGCATAGTCGTAGTTCTTGCCTATAGAATCTCTTATATTCATACTTCTGTTAGACCTTAGAGCATTCCCCCACCATACAGAGCTCCGTAAGAAAGCTGTTCCAGGTAACTTGCTGTTAGATATAATGGAAGGCAACCTCAACCTGTCAGCGTGCATAGGTGTTACTCTGGCAAGTACCTCACCTATACCTAGAGCCAGTCTATCCTTTACACCAGTCGCTCCTGCTCTTCCATCAATCCTTGCCAGTTTAAACATAAGTGACGGTGTTGTTAGCTGGTGCTTCACTAGTCCAGAATAAGCCAGCTTAGCAACACCTATAGCTGTAGCAAAACCTAACATACCTATAGTAAGCCCTGACAACCCGTCACTCATCGAAGTTGACTTTGTCGAAAGTAACTCGTTTGTACCTGCCTTTGCATCTTTTATAGACAAAGCTAGCATCCCTATAGCCACTATAGCACCAAGTATCCACTTAGTCCACTGAGGTCCTAAGAACGCTACAGCACTCTTGATTGGACTCGCTAACAAATCTATAAACCGCACATACTCTAAAGCTATCCTACCAAGATGTCTACCTATGGATAGCGCAACAATTTGAAACACAGATACCAATCCATGAACACCTTTAGGAACTCCACTTCCAATAGACTGTAAGGCTACATTAAACATACCTACTTTGCGTTGAAGCCAAGTAAGTGGCACACCTATCGCAGATATAGCGGCAGAGAATCCAGGACCTAATCCTCTAATAGAAGCCACCATTCCGTTAAATGCAGTAGATATAACAAGGCCTGATGCACCTAGAGAGGCCCCTGCTTTATCCAATGGAGCTGCTTTAAGTGAAGCTATGGCTTCATTTAAGACAGGACGTATTGGGAGTATTGTACCATTAGCGTTAGTTTGTAGTGCTTGTTTGGCTGTCATTGTGCTCCCTACAGCACCAAACTGACCACCATTACTTACAGAGTTTCTTACAAAGTTCTTATAGCCTGACATTGCTGTAGACTGCAACGCCAATCGACTTGCATGAAGCCTTGCTATAGCGGCTTGATAGGCAGGTGAGGTTGGTAAACTGGAGCCTAAACCCGTTGATGTAAGTAGTGCGCTCGCGGACATACCTAGAGGGGTTGCCATAACAAGCGGGCGTGCTATAGAGAAGACACTGTTAAAGGCTCCTGCCAACCCCAAGGCTGCTACCTTTATTGCATGAAGTCCACCGTCCTTTCCGAGGATAGCGAAAAGAAGCAAAGGTGCTGCAACAAATGAAGCCTCAAAGATAGATATAGAATCCATCATTGCAGTAGACATAGCAGCAGCAGCGGCTACAGCTAATAATTTATTATTGAAGAAAACTCTTGCACCCATACCTGTTCCCATAGCAGGTGCTGGGATTGTGGCTAATGAGCTAAACAGTTTCTTTACAGTCTTAAATCCCTTCTTAGCAAATGCAACATATCCTAGTAAACCGATTGCAAGTGCATTTATCAAGTTATTGCTGACAAGTAATCCAACAGCTGAGGACTGAGCTGCACCAAATGTACTTCCGATAATACCTTCAATTACACCTTTTAGCAGGGCAGGGGTAAGTGTAACTAGACCATTGATACCTAAGACTACAGCTCTAGTTACAATCTCTGCAACTTTCTCCGCAACCTTACCAACTTCTGTCATCAGTGTGTCAAAGTATTTAGACAGTCCGCTGTTACCTACATTCTTTAACACAATACCTGTGATTGTAAGATACGCTATAAAAGGATAAGCTCCACCGACAGCAATTGCTATAGCTGTGGCTATCGTACTTCTTATTACCTCTGCAAGGCCACCTTTATTACTGCCTTTTATAGTTTCAGCGATAGACTCTAGGATAACACTTTTACCTAGAAGAGAAGAGAGTCCGTACAACCCATCTACAACACCTTGTCTAAGTCTTTCAAATAAACCTTTAATAGATGAAGAGTCTATACCGTCAATAACTTTATCTATAACATCTGAGACAGAGTCACCTATAACATAAAGTGAGTTAGCTAATGAGTTTACTGCTAGAACAACAAGGGCTTGAAATGCTAATAGAGGTGACATCAAAGCAGTAATTGCTACGGTGATACCAGCTACTACTTTTCTTAAATCCAGGCCTTTTGGATGTGATGTGTTAAGAGTTTCGTCAATGTCTTTAGCAACAGCTTTTAATGAAGACATCTTAGGCATCTTTATACTAAAGTCTATACCTTTTCTGTCGAACATAAAAAAGCCTTTAACTTTCTCTGTTAGCTCCTTAACTGAATCAACTGTTTCTCTTACAAGCTTTATAAACTTATAAGTCTTTGCGTAAGGAACATCTATACCTACTGAAATCGCATAGTCGATTGTCTTTACTGTAGCTCTTGCAGCTAAGTCTCTAGGCAAGTTCTTGAGTCCACTGTACTTAAACTCACCTGCACCATCATAGATAAACTTAACACGTTCCATAAGTTGCTCACGATTCTTGTAAGCTTTTGCAATTAGGTCTATACTCTCACCTAGCTTATCAAGTGTTTCATGAGGGATGCCGAGGTCATCTAACAAACCTTTAGTCTTAGAACCTAAGCTCAGTTTCTTAAAAATACCACCAATAGCTTCTGAGAGTTTATCCCACGAAGGTAGTTGAAACATACTCACTACATTTCCGATACTATCAGCCAGTTCATTAAAACCACCTGCCAATGGAGACATATCAAACACATCAGCTAGAGCAACTAACACATTATTAATAGAATCAAGATTAGGTAATCTGAACTTACTTAGCTCTGACTTAAGTTCATCGGCCCATGACATATCAATGCTGAACATATCTGACACAATTGTTGTCTCAGAGAGCTTAGAAATAGATGCGATAAAACCTTTTACTGCTGCAATATAATCAGCGTAATCAGGTGTTTTAAGGTTGGAGCCTATCTCAACCAAACTTTCTTTAAATGCTTGGAGTCTTGCTGTATCTGGTAAAGTAAAGTCTTTGAACAAACCTGTAAGACTCTTAATGAAACGCTGAACTACATCAATATCAGGAAGACTTATGTTAGGGATAAACCCCTTCAAAGTTTCAGATACAATATTGAAAGAATCTTGAAGCACAACAATAAACTTGTCTAAAGCTCCATGTGGAATCTCTAGTGTATCAAGTATAGATAAAGCCCAGCCCATACTAATTTTTGGTAAAGGTATTCTCTTAAGGTTAGTCCAAGCTGAATACAGAAGTGTTAGTGTACCATCTACCAACCCTTGCATATCAAACTGTGAAAAGAGTCCTTGAGTGAACCTTAACGCTGTATGATAAAGACCTCCTATGAACATCTTGATAGGGCCTTCTGCGGCCCGCTCATCTAGGTTATACACGAATTTAATAGCGACAGCAGGTAACTTGAAGATTGCATAAGATAAGGCAGTTCCTATGTAATAACCGACTCTGCTGTACAGAACTTGGAGTATGTTGCCAAAGGTAGCAGACAGCATAGATTTTACTTCTGATAATGGTCTAGCTAATACACTATGTAGTACAGGGCCTATAACTTGTGTGTAAGCCATGCTTGCTGTTGATGTAAGTCTAGCTATATCCATATCTGCACCAGCTTGGTTAAAACTAGCTCCAGATAGGAGTTCAGTATCTCCTGTAAACTCACGCTTAGTTTGGTGAACTCTAGCAAGCAGCTTACCAAATGCCCAGCTAACTGCATTAACCTTTGGAGCTAACCCTGACCAATCACCTGTCCAGATAGCGTCACTAAGCTTATCCAGGTTAGCGATAGCCTCTGGCATATCCTTCGAGGTTATTAAGTTAGTAAATCCACGTTGAAGAGTTGTATCTCTAACTTGCCACAGTGAAGCAGCTTCATTAAAAGAGTTAATAGACCTTGAGATACTGTATATCGACTGAGTGATAGAAGACGCTCTGTGTGCAAATCTAACCTCAAACTCTTTCTTTATAAATTCAGACCTAATACGAAGGGCCATTATAGGAAGCATAGACCTTAGCCTCTCGCCTGCTTCATCCTTGAATCTTTGATACACTTCTGGCCCTGATAGTTTATCATCTTTCAATGGTTCTTTACCATCCCTTTTACGGATAGTTGCTTGAGCGTCTCTGATTCCCTCTCTAGCCACTGCACTCTTATTTCTTCCTGGGCTTCTAAAGATGTGCATAAACTGTCTACGAAGCCTTTCACTAATAGCCAACTGGTCGCCGTACTCAGCGTTATCTCCTGCTGTAATAGATGCAGACTCTCTCTTCATCTCCTTGATAGCAGTCATCATGTTTGTTACTATTTTAAGCTTATCAGCAACAGCTTTGACTGACTCTACATCATTGTAAATTTGAAGGATGTCATACAAACTTAAATCCGACTTAAGTATAGCCTTAACGGTAAACACAATAGTTCTTGAAGATAACTTATCTACCAATAAGGAGTATTTCTTAATAGCAGTCTGTTCGACTTTATCTAGTATGTTATCCACTGCATTGTTTATACCAGATGTCATAGCGTTGACTCTCTTTAACAATCCTTTTGTCAAGTTAAAGTCTTGCGATAACACACCTGCTCCGTATTTAAAAGCAGCAACCATTCTAGTTACAGAAGCCTCTACAGTAAACGCAGATGAAGTGAAGTCTTTATTAGTCTTTTCAGCCATACCTTCTAAGCTTTTAACTAACATATCGTTATTGAATACACCTGCGGCACCCATCTTCTTAATTTCACCAGCAGTTTTACCTAGCTGCTCCTGGAACCCCTTTGATACATACTTTAAGTTCTCCTGCACAGACTTTAACTCGTCACCTGCGAATAAATCAGAAGATACAGCTTGTGTTAGTTGTGTAAGACCTGCCTTAGCTTCTTGCGCACCAGTTCCTGAAAGAGCTGCACCTTGTTGTAAGGTCTTGACAATTCCAATAACTCTTGAATTACTTACTCCCTTCTTCTCGAGGGCTTGTGCAAAATCTACATAGAGGTTTGTACCTGAGCCTACATCTGAGTATGTCTCTTGTGACATCTTGTATAGTTTGTCTTGTGTAGATTTAACTTCTTGTGCAGTCTTACTAACAAGTTTCAACCTGTTCTGGATATTAATTAAGTCATCTGAAACAGCAACCACACTACTTCCAGCCTTAAGCCCTATAAACCCTGCGGCAACACCTACTAAAAGACCTTGCATCTTACTAAGTCCAGAGTTTACACTCTTTACATTAGAATCCATCCCTTTCATAGAAGCACTCCCTGCACCTCCTATGTTCCCTAGAGAGCGTCCAGCCCTATCCGAAGCTAACACTAAATTAGCTAAGCTTCTGTTTAACTGAGCGAGCCCATCCTGAGCACCTCTTGTATTCATACCTACATCAAGCGCAATGCCTGTCATAAATCCTCCTAATCTAAATAAACCCCCACCGAAATGAGTCAGTGAGGGAGTTTGTTACTTGTACTTAGCAAGCACCTTCTCAACAAAGTGAGAAGGTGCTTGCTTCGATGAACCTCTATTGAGTTCAGTAATGTACGGTACATCATTTACTACTGTGACACCCTCTTGGTGCCAACCGTCTCTAGCGCGTCCAGTATCTACTGGTGTTGCAGCCTTAAGACTATCTACAATTGAACTCGTAAGTAATAACTGAGAGAGCTTAAGATGTGCAACTACTTTGTTTACGCCAGTTACCTTAATCATATCCCGCAGAAGATTCTATAGTCATTAGAACGACTCCAGAGTGGACCTTCTTGTGGAAAACTTAGAAACTCTTTAGCAGCAGCTTCGTAGTTACCTAAGTTAAGTTGTGCAAATAGCTCTGAGCTTTCAAACACTTCAACACCTATTGCACTGATAAGTGAATTAAGTGCTACCTCTTGGTTGTCAGTTAGTGGAACTTCAACATTATTTATCATATACTAATTTATCCCCACCAGTTGAGTTGCTGGATAACATAGCAAGGAATCCCGAAGCGACTAAATCAGAACGGTTTTCCTTCTCGTTTTCGTGCATTATGGCAGCACTTGAGAAGAACTCCCAAGGCTTGCCTTTTACACCTTGTGCCAGAAGAAGTTTATAGGCTCTATCATCCTCCCGCCAACCAACGGGCCGCATAGACAGGTAAGAGAACCAGCCAATTAACTCGTCATAGGACATATCGCGCTTTATATCTGCGACAGTCATCTTCAAGTTAAAGGCCAGTTCATACAATGCTAGTTCTTCTTCTGAGAGTGTTACTTTCCCTTTGAAGCTGCTTCTGCACCAAGACCCACATACTTCATAACTTCATTCGACAACCTGGACAGCTCGTCAATAGGAAGGTCTTCGATTTCAGCGTCAGTAAGGTCTTTAGCACCTTCAACACCCAGTCGCAAGATTAGCTTTAACACACCGAAATCAGAAGACTCTGCATCAGGGTTTACTGTACCTGCTTCTTCATGCTCTTTAGCTACTGCTTGCATAGCCGCAGCAACTGCCTGGATTTCTTGCACTTCATGTACGGACATCTTTGTAATGTTTACATCTTCGCCCATAAACTTGACTGATTTAGTCATACGTTTACCAACAAAATTACCTAGACCTGTACGTGGAGTTGCTTTAGTAATGTCGTTCATTGTTTATCACCTATAGTGACAGCTTCAACAGCCATCTTGATTGTATTAAGGGTTTCTAACAGAGAGTCTATCTCTGCTAACTTGGTTGAGTCTTCTATAAACTCAGCACGTCTTGTTGTTGCATTTAGAATGCTTTTATCACAAGACTTAAGCAATTGCTTTCTTGTGACAGCTAAGACGTACTCTGCTGTAAAAGGCTTAGTGTTCATTAGATTGTGTATGCGCCGAAGAACTGTGTTTGCATAGTCAAAGTAACTTTGCTAGTGTTAGCATCAGACAATGAAGTAGCAACAGTACGAGCGTCAATACGACCAACCCAGTACCAGTAAGAGTTCGCCGTAGTACCTAAGCCGCCTACAGCAGAAGCTTGAGTCGCAGGTTTAGAACTTAATGTAGCGAAACGCATAACAACTTGCTGGCCAGTACCCACTAAACCGCCTAGGTAAGCTGTTGCTTTATCCCAGTCAGCTTCGACATGGTTAACTGTGAACTCAAGGGTAGGCGCGTCAGCTTGCGCGTTCACTTGGAACGACATAGGTTGACCGTATACAGGAACCTTTACAATGTTCGCAGGGATACCCATTTCAGGAAACTCTTTAATGTTATTCATCATAACAAATGCACCAAGTGCACGAGTACCACCTACGTTAGCGATTTCAGTAGCGAAATGTGTATCAAATTCAGCTTGCGTATCTAACGCATCTAATGCAGCTTTAGTGAAGTGTGTAGCAGGTGCAGAGACCGCAATGCTTGAGAACATTGCAGATGAAATAGCGGTATTGTGAGCCATCAGGTATTACTCCATGAATAGTTAATTGTGTACTCCGAAAGATGGAGTCCAGGGTTTGCCTTATCAACACCATAGTGAGACAAGGTACTGTTTGTAAATATAAGTGTACCTAAGGAGCCTTTTACAGATTTACCCATTAGGTGTTTGTCAAGAATGTCAGAGATTACACTAGTCCGTCTTACACCTATCCCAGCTTTTATAAATATCTGGGCTATGAGAAAACCTCTGGAAGACCTTGCACTGTATGAAGGACTTCCAGTTGCAATATCAAGTCTAATAAACTCTTCTGTTATAACACTTACGAAGTTGTTAGGTAACACCTTTAGGTTTTCTGCAAGAAACGCAGGAGTCCTCAGCAAGGAGTAAATAGAGTCTTCCAACTCAGTGAATTTACCCGACATTAGATACCTCCGAGATAGAAAGTAAAGAGATTGAATCAGCTACAAAATCTAACGCTGACACTTTCCACTTGGAAGTTCCAATAGTAAGCTCTGTGCCTATTGAGTGTGTCACACCTTTAAGTAATAGCTTTGCTGACACATTACCTGACATATCTGTAGTACGCTTTGTTATTAAACCTTTAGCTGACACAGGTACAGATAATGAATCAACAGCTAGTCCCGATGTAAAGTCAAAAGAAGCTGACGTACCTTCTACGCTGGTAACATCTGACGTTAAATCACCAGCTATCGAGAAAGCTTTGTTTAAGTTAGTCTCAATGATAGATTTTAATTTCATCAGTTAGCCACCCACACCAAAGTACCTGTACTGGTCTTTAACATAGACTTAGCAAGGTTAGTTATAGCAACAGGGATTCTCGAAGGAGGCCTTATAACGTCTAAGGAGACACCTCCTATGTTTAAATCTCTGACACTACCTGCATCTGCTAACACATCTGAGGAACTAAGTAAGTGCAATGCTAGTTCGCAACACATAACTCTTATCTCAGAAGGGGTAGGTGACATAGGTTTTAAGTATCCCTGCCTTATGTTAAAGTACATTTCTGTGCGAGGGAACGCTAAAGGTTGGTCAGCTATTACTGACCGACCTTTCCAGTGAAGCTCATCTAACATTCTTGTTGCAGTACATAACGCTGCTTCTTTATCTGAGGTACTGGCTGCAACCCAAGCAGTTGATGCAAGTCTTGTAGCAAAGTAAACCTCAGCTCCTGCAACATCCTGATAAGAATTTACATCTAGTACCAGAGACATATTAAGCGTGGAACACAGGTAAGATACCTAACGTAAGCACAGATGTTGCTTTACGGACCCACACACCAGTTGCTGTGTCAGCCTGGTTGGTGGTTAGTGTATCTAAGTTTACAGGAGTGCCACCACGAACCACTTGCTTGAAGTGTGTATCAGAGGGGAACACAGTTTGTGAACCACCCCAGCTATATCCAGCAGGCGCAAGTACATAACCCCAACGGCTCCAGATACTAGAGATACCACCACCTTGATAGGCATTACCGTTACGGGTAATCTCAACAGGTACGGGCATAACTAACGCCTCAGATTCAATAGAGCCTGGTAGGATAATGAAGCTTGTTTTAGTACCAACAATGTTTACGCCACCACCACCATTTAAGGCAGTAAGTTCAGCCGTAGACATATTCATGTTTGTACGAGTAACAAACAGTCTGAACTTACCTTGGAAGATAGTATCAAATGTAATGTTACCGTCAACCACACCAATATCATCAACTAAGTTAGCTGAACGTAATGATGAGAACACCTCAGGTGTAATGGCTAAGTATGCGAACGCTGGCTCATAGTCTTTGAATGCAGCAGTAAGTGCATTCAAGAAGTTAGTTGCGCGAGCTGCACCTTGAACTGCGACAGAGGCAGCTACAACAGGCGTTTCAGCACCTAAGTCAACATAGAAACCATTGACTGCACTTTGAGGGTCGTTACTAAAGGTTTGTCCACCTAAGCCGCCAGCTTGAGTACCAATTAAGGCCTCTGAGATGGCAATACCTTTAAGTAAGGATGTGATAGCACCATTCTCATCTTGGACTTGTGCCTCAGCGAAACCATTACTGATACGCTCTATGCTGTCCATTTGTGTGATTAACTCAGCGGTGTTAATAGCTTCTGCACCAGTTGAGCGGGCAGTCTTGATGTAAGTCAAGAAATCTTGAGCACCGTTAGTAACAACGCCAGCCGTTGGGTCTGTTAGTGTTAACACATTGATATTGTGGTTCAATGGTTTATTCCACTTTAACTGCCCAACGAAGGTTTCAGTCTTAGTATCTATAGTAGGGTTTCCACCTACCATTAAAGTTCCAAGGAAAGTCTTAGCCTTTGTGTAGGCTTCGTCTCTCATGAACTGTAAAGAGTTCTGTAGGACAACTGTTTGGTTGTCTACAACTTGAGTTGCGGTCATAAGTTTACCTTATCGTCTAAGCGGAAGCTTCCCTTTTCGTGCGAGTTCGAGGATAGCTGCCGTAGTTAATGTTCCTGGTGCACCTGGGGATGACTTTGTTCTGTCTGTTCCAGACCCACTGGAGTTTGTTTGTTTAAGCAAGAAAGCATTATCTTCACTATCTAAGAAAGCCTTTACAGACTCGGCTAATGTTGAACCTGACTTGTGAAACCATACGTTGTCAGTGAACACCATATCTCTTGCTAGTTGGGATACAGCTATTGCTGCTGCTGTGTCATTAGCAAAGACTACACCTTTTAGATGTACACCTATAGAGTTATCTCTTGCTAGTTCACTGTTTTGTTTAGATAACTCAGCAACTTTAGTTGAAGCCTCTGAGGCTGCCTGTGTTGCTGCTCTTAAAGCTTCCTCAGCTTTAGTTAATTTTGTTGCAGTTGCGGCAACCTCTAACGCATGAAGGGCTTTAAAGTCTCCCTCAGCTTTAGCTTTTTCTTCTAGTGCCTTGTCGTGAGCTTCTTTGTCAGCGGCAATCTTGGCATTTGCTTCGTCTAGTGCAGCCTGTGTGCTGGCTTTGAGAGCATCTCGCTCAAGTCTTGCGGCATCACGTTCAGCGTAGCTTGCATCTAAACTAGCTTTGATTGGTTTTAAAGCCTCCGCTATTGCGGCTGCTATCTTCTCTTCTTCGGTCATTGAGCACAGCTCCGTTAATCACCTAAGCACAGCCTAGGTTTAAGTTTTAAAAGATTACTTCGGTTCTTTAAGTGTGAGGGATTGTACCTTAAATGGGTATCTTCCGAACACCTCTTAGAGGTATCTAAGTTAGACACCTAGGTATTACAGCAGATAGCAGCTACCTTAGTATATATATATCTATTTAAGATAACACTTAGGATATACTCAGCTATTACTTAACAGCTTAGTGTCTGCTATACTCTCTGCCTTAACATATAGCTATATGCTACATAGTCAACTACCTTAGTATATACC